AGGCCGCCGCCGAGCGCACCACCGAGCGCGCCTCCGACCAGCGCATGCGTCGGCAGACTCAGGAGCTGGTTGCCTTGCTCACGCAGCGATCGCGACCGCGCCGCGTCGCCGACGTCGCTGGCGAGCTCGAAGTTGCCGCGCCCGCGCTCCCACTGCTGGGCGAGCTCGGGATCGACCTGACCACTCGCGGCGGCGTCCTGGAGTGACGAGCTGATGCCGCCGCGCAGGTCGTTCGCCATCTCTCGGCGGACCTGCTCCTGCATGCCTGCGCCCTCGTAGCCCTCTTTCTTCTGCCAGTTGATCTGGTCGTCGAGATAGCGGCGTCGATCGAGCGCGTCGTTGAACGGCATTTGGCCCTCGGGCGCGAGCTGCGCCGCGCGGTCGGCCATCTGCCGGCGGAAGTTCGTCTCGGCGTCGCCTGCGACCGGATCGATATCCGCGCCACGGACCGGCGCTCCCTGCCTGGCGATCATGCCGCTCACGTCCACCTGCGGCGGCGCGTCCATGCGCGCGATCTCGGCTTCGGGCAGCATCATGTCCGTGCGCGCCCGACCGCGTAGATCGTCGGCGTTCTTCGCGATCGTCCCGGCGTTCTGCGGCAGCCAGTTCAGCGGGTTCCAGTTGCCGCCCGGAGCTCGGCCTTTGTGCAAGCCCTCTTCCTCCATGCGGCGCCCGAGCTCAGCGACGTAATCGTCGCCCTTGTTGTCGCCCAGGCGTTCGAGCGTCGATCCGTAGAAGCCCGCGCTCGCGGCGCGGTTCATGTTCGCGCGGTCGCCCAGGTAGCCGGCAACCTTGCTGCCGAGCTTGCCGGCGCCGCTCAGCGCGACTGTCGCTGCGCCACCCTTGAGCGCGTCCTCGCCGCCTTCCGCAAGCGCGCGCAGCGCCGCCTCGCCGGTGTCCTCGCGGCTGTCGCTGAAGCTCGTGAGCGCGCTCTGTGCGCCGCCTTCGAGCGCCTGACTGCCGACGTTTTTCGCGAATCCGACGACGCCAGGCGCTTCACGCGCAAGCCCAAGCGCCTTCGTTGCGCCGCCAATAGGCATCGCGAGCGACCCAATTGCGTCAGCACCGGCGTACAAAGTCGGATTTTGCGCGCGCGATGCGTCATCCATTTCGCTCGCAAAGTCGCCAATACCGCCGGGCAATAGCTTCTGAGCGCCGGCAGTGATGCCGTGGCTGAAGCCTCCGGCCAACGCCTGAGTCGCTGGCTGGGCCGCCATCTTGCCCGGCAGAGGGGCCTGCCTGACGGTGTCTACGAAGCGCTCCCAGATGCCGCGTTCGTCGTTCTGCGGACCACCCCCTTCCGGGTCCGAAAACCCCTCCCCTTCCCTGCGGGGGGGGCCTAGGTGGGCTTCTGAGACCCCCGGTGCGGTCGGGGGAGGGGGCTCCATTTCTGCAGCTGATGGCGGCGGCGAGCCATCGCTGGAGAAGGGTAGGCCCGCCCGGTCGAGCTCCTCCATGAGGCCGACGGCGTTCTCCTCCGGAACGTCGATCTGCTCGCCGCTCGCGAGCTTGATGCGGCGCATTTTGCCGCTCATCGCACCCAACTCGCGCCATATCGGCGCAAAATGTCGTCGACCTTCGGCACATCTCGGCGCTTTTGGTTGGTAACTGGGAGCGTTTCGGGCGAAATAGCCGCGCTATCGGGCGCGGTTTCGGGACCCAATGCCCAGTCAGCGATGCCGGCTTTGCCCAACACGTCGCGCGCCGCGCGCTCTTTGCCGGCGCTGGCGGCGCGCAATGTCGCCCGAATCTGCTCGCGCGCGGCGTTCATGCCGATCCGAAACTGCTGCTCGGTCGCGCCCGGCTGTGCGCCGTTGCGGATCGCAAACTTGGTCTCTTCCGGGATCGGCGCGGCCGCGCCCGAATCCGCGCGCTGGATGGCGTTGTTCATCCACGCCTGTGCGCTCCGGATCGTCGCCGCGTCCTGACTGAGGAGCCGATCGGGGACGAGCGAATCCAGCGTGCCCGCGCCGGGGAGATCCTTGGCGCCCTTGTACTTGGCGAGCACTTGGTCGGCGCGCTGCAGCGCGACGGCGCCGTTGCGCTCGTACTCGGTCTCCTTGATGTACTTGTCGGCGAGGCCCGCGTACGTGGTCTCTTCCATGCGCGCCATGTCGGCTTTGCGCTTCTGCCCGGGCGACGGAAGCTTCTCGCCCGTGTCCGGGTCGACCTCGCCCGACTGCGGTGCGCCCGGCGACGCCTTCAGCGCTTGCTTGTCCGGCAGCGTGCGGTTCGAGATCTCGACCGCTCGAGTGACCGCGAACGGCGCCTGCGCTTCGGCCACCGCGCCGGCTTTCCGCGCAGCCGTCTCGGCATCCTGGTCGGCGTTCTCCGCCCCGACGTCGCTGCGCGCCTGTCCAGTTGCACGTGCAACGGCCCCCGCCTTGCCAGCAGCAGCCTCGTTCAACTGATCGGCGTTGGCGATCTCGTAGTCCTTGCGCAAGACGCCGCTGGCGGCTCGGAGGCCCTGCAGATCCGCGTCTGAGAGCGCGGTCACATCGACGCCGCGATCGGCGTACAGGCGGCGCAGCGCGTCCGCGTTGGTCTTGCCCTGGGCGGTCTTCTCGCCGCGCGCTCCCTGTCGATCGCCGAGCACTTCCTCGCTGTGCTGGAGCGCTCGATCGCGCTGGTCCATCTGCCGCTGGCGCTGCTCGAGCACGCGCGGATCGACGCCGCCCGACCGGTCGAGGTGACGGATCTGCGCCCGCTTGTACTCGGCTTCGAGCCCGGACTTCTTCCGCTGCTCCGCCGCCTGCGCGCCGAGCGCGATCACCTGCGGGATGCCGCGGCCACCGTTGATCGCCAAGTCCGCAAGCGCAGCCCAGCCGACGCCGCCGCCGAGCGGGCCCCAGTCCATGCCGCCACCGCCCGAGCTGGGGGCCTCCTCCTCGGCCATTGCCGCGGCTGCGCGGTCGAAGGGATCGCTTGGGAGGACAGGGGGGGGCTGTCCTCCAACGCTTGACTCCGGCTCGGGAGGCGTCAGGTCGTACTCAGGCGGCAGTGAGCCGGCGAGCGCTTCCGGATCGTTCGACAGGTCCATGTCGATCGGGATCGCGGCCGGCGCATCGGCGCCCGCGAGCGCGGCGAGCGCGCGCTGCTTCTCCTCCTCGTCCGGATCTTCGAAATAGCTGGTGCTGTAGCTCGCCATTCAAACCCACTGGAAGTTGAGGAGGTCGAGGATCCCGGCCGACTGCTTCGGAGCGTTCTGGATCGCGCCGATCGCGGCGTTCGTCGCCGCCTGTCCCGCCTGCGTCTTGTAGGCGTCCTGCACCGCAGCGCTGCCCTGCGCCGACGCGCCCTGGCGCAAGCCAGCCATGCCCATCCAGTTCCCGAAATCCTGCTGCGCGGCGGCGTCGCTGCGATCGAGCACCTGGTTGCCGCCCTGCCAGTTCTGCAGACCGAGCTGGTTCTGCATGCCGAGCGTGTCGCCGACGCGGCTGTAGTTGCCTTGGTTCGTCAGGCGGTTCGCGTTGAAGCCCTGCGAATCCAGGTTGCTCTGCATGCCGATCGTCTGCATGCCCGCGCCGAACATGTCCGTGTCGCGGCCCCACGCGGCGTTTTGCTGATCGGCGCGGTAGGTGTCGGCCCACTGCGACGCAGCGAGTGACGTCGAGCGGTTGTACTGGCTCATGTTGTCGGCGGCGACTCCGCGGCTGTACGACTCGTTGAACGACTGCTGCCGGATGTTGCCGGCGGTGTCGGCCGACATGCCCGCGGCCTGCAGCATGCGATCGGCGTTCGCCATCGCGACCTGATCGCCGGCGAGCCCGCGCTTGTAGGCCTCGTCGAACGTCTGCGATCGCAGGTTGCCGGCGGCGTCGGTGTAAAGCCCGAGCGCCTGCAGCTGCACCTGCTGGTTGGCGTGCTCGTTCGCAAGGTACTGCCCCTGCATGCTGTTGCCCTGCGTCGCGTAGCCCTGCAGCGCGCGCTCAGCGCGGCCGACAGCGTTCGCGTTTGCGCCGAGGTCGCGCAGCATGCGGTTGGTGCTGTTCTGCTGTGACGCGCCTTGCAGCGCGGCCAAGTCCATCTGCCCGCCGAAGCCCTTGGCGGCATTCGAGCGCAGCATCGCTTGACGCGACGCGCTCTCGTCCTGCTCCTGCTCCACGCGGGCCAACTCCTTCATGAACTCTTCTTGAGCCGTGAGCTCCGGCGTGCGCCACGCGTCGTACTGGTCGAGCGCTTCGTTCTGCCGCGCCCACACCTCGGGGTTCAGCTCGACGTCGAGCGACCCCTGGCTCGCGCCGTACAGATCGTTGATGCCGCGCATCTGAAGCGCGACCGCTTGCGGATCGGCGTAGGCCTGCGCCGCCTGGCTGGTCGTGTTCAAGCCGCCACTGGCTGCGTTCTGCAGCTGCCCGAGCGCCTGGTACTGCGCCTGGATCGCGCGCGGGTCGGCCTGCGCGCCCGCTGCCTGGCTCGTGAGGTCGCCCTGCCACTGCGACGAGGCGGACGGCGCGAGCTGCGAGTAGTTGCCGTACGCGTTCGCGAGCTGCCCGTAGTTCGCCTGGTTCGCCTGGCCCAGCTGTCCGAGCTGGCCCTGGTAGGTTGACAGGTAGCCCAGGTCGTTCTGGTTCGCGGTGTTCGCCGCGTTGCGCTGCTGGTTCAGGATGTCGGCGTTGTTCGCAACCAGCCCGCCGTAAAGATCGCCGGCCAAGCCGACGTTCGCCTGGCGCGTGGCCGCCGCCTGCTGCGCGCGCGGTGCGACGTTGTTGTCGACATACGCGACGTTCTCGGCGCGATTGTGCTGCGCCTCGTCGAGCAGACGGTTCAGCCAGTCATCGGTGCTACCCGCGCCGGCCGGTCCACCTGCAGCGCCGGGTGCGCCTGGGCCGCCGACAGCGGCAGAGCCTGGATACGCGGCGGTGCTCGGCGAAACGGTGCCCTTCGCGACAGCCGCGTATCGGTTCTCGTCGCCGTTGACGTAGTCGATCCCCGGAAAGACGTTGGAGACCTGGTAGCCCAGCTGGCGCTGCTCGGCCGGCGTGAGCTCCATGTTCGGATCTTTGCCCGCGCGCTTCGCCGCGAGCGCCTTGTCCTGCACCGTCGTGCGGTCGTTCTCGAACTCGTTGTGCAGCAGGTAGTCGTCGTTGTAGGCAACGTGCCCCGCGCCGGCGAGTGGACTGACCGGCGTGGACGCGTTCCCGCCGTTCGTGAGCGGCAAGCCGTTCGTGTCGACGATCTGGTTCGTCTGCTGGTCGACGTAGATCGGCTGCGAGACGCCGTTCGCGTCAGGCAGATAGCCCCACGGATCGCCGTACGCACCCATCTCGCCGGGCGAGGCCTTCTTCTTCGACCCGGGGTTGCCCGCGGCGATCGCGACCGAACCGCCGAGCTTCTTGTTGGCGTTGGTCGCCATCAGCCAACCCCCAGAAACGCGAAGTTGTAGAGCACGCCGCTACCGGGGGTGAGGCCCTGGATGCGCCGGATGTCGATACCGTTGCCCCGCCACGTGAACTCGACCGCGGCGTTGAACCCGACGATCGCCTGGTCGTCCTTGGCGTTCTTCACGCCGCAGAGCACCATCTTCGGCGGGCGCTGCATGCGCACGAACAGCGGCTCGAAGTAGTCCTGTCCGAGCACTTCGACGAACTGCAGCGGCGGCAGCTTGCCGAACTGCTGCGAGGCGTCGCGCGCGAGCTCGCCCGACGTGACGGTGTCAGAAACGCCCGGTAGTCGTGTGCGAATGGCGTCGGTCACCGGGCCCTCTGCTGTGCGGTGAGCTCTTCGAACTCGATCGAGAAGCCCAGGTATTCGTAGTAGCCGGCCGCGCTCTGCGTCGAGTAGCCGACCTTGATCGCGGGCGCGACCGCTGCCGCCATCGGCGTCCAGACCGTCGCGCGCATGTCGGCAAATCCCACTTGACCGGCCGGCGTGATCGCCGAAGGCGCGCCGGCCTCATTCCACAGCGCCACGATCGGCTGCGCGGGCGAGAGATTTGCGAACAGGTGCGTCGCGCGCTGCCACTGCTTCACCGTGGTCGGCGACTTGCCAAAGATTGGCATGAAGTTCGCCAACTGCGCCGCCTGGTAAACCGGGCTGACCGCCGCGAGATGCTTCAAAAGCGTGGCGGTGCCGGCAACGTTCTTGCCGGCGAACTCGATGCCGCCCTGGCCCGAGTTGAAGGCCATCTTGACGAAGCCGGCGGCCGTCACGATCTGCGCTGCGGTGCGATCCGCCTTCGTGAACGCGTTCGTCGAGGCGTTGTACACGAACCAGTCGTCACCGGTCTGTGGGTTGAAGCTGAACCACACCTCGTTGTTCGTCTCGTCGCAGACGAGCAGCATCGGCTGCTCTTCAGCGTACGGACTGCCCTGCAGCTCATTGATGCGATCGATCGACAGCATCTCGATGCCGCGGTCGCTCGAGACGCGAATGAGCCCGCGCGGGCCGTACTGGTAGACGTTGTCGCGCATCACGCCCGTGGTGCGCGGCCCCGTCGGCGTGAGCGTCGAGTCGACCGGATCGAGACGCCAGTTGAAGCCGTCAGCCCCGAGCGTGCCGTCACCGCTCAGACGCCACAAACCATCGCTGCAGGTGAAGAAGCACGCATCGCGCGTGCTCGCGAGATCGAGGATGTCGCCCGATCCGCAGAACTTCGTTTGAGTTGCGGGGCAGAGCTCTGGCTCCTGCACCTTCGACCACTGCCACGAGTTGGGCTGCGAGGTCGGCGACACCTTCAGGCCACCGGTCAGTCCGGCCGACACGGGAAACGCAGGCGGCGACAGCAGCTTCGGTGCGTAGTTCTGTCCGTTCGTCGCGACCACCTCGAACGAGCCGTCTCCGACAGTGATCCACCGATCTGGCTCGAGAGCGACAGTGACCGGGACGGACGTGCCGGCAAGGCCGCCGGACGCACGTGATGCGTAGACGATGAATCCGTTCGCGCGGAAGTTGGAGTACATCGCGCCGGCTTGCATGAATACGCTGTTCCACGAGCCGCTGCCTCCGCGGCGGTAGAACAAGACATCGATCATGTTGAAGTTGTGCGCGCCGCTGACACTCGCATTGCCGTCGAGCGTGATCGTCGTTGCTCCGAGCGACACGATGCGCCGGTCGCCGACGAAGTTGACGCCGCTGTACTGTTGGCCGATCGCGAGCCCGACCATGTCCGCAGCGCTGATGCCGGTGATCGTGGGGCTGCCGGAGGTCGATGTGCCTCCGACGACCAGGCGCGCGCCGATGGCACTCACGCGCGCTGCGTCAGCCGGCGAGCCGGAGAACGCGGGAATGTTCAGTGTGAGCTTGGGCGGCTGCGTGAGGTTCGCGTAAATCGCGTAGCCCTTGAACATTGCGATGCACTTCGCGACCGGCGGCTGGCGGTTGTCGAACTGCTCGCCGCCTTGTCCTGCCCCGGGGTTGGTATAGAGCTCCTCACCAAGCCCTGTTTCCGGCGTCCCATCGTCGAACGTCGGGGACGTTCCGACGTTCGACGCCGTCACCGGGATCGAGGCGACGAGCATGTACGTCGGGCCCGTGTCGGTGCCCGCGGCCCGAGTGCGGGTGCGGTAGATTTCGACCGTATCGAGCCCGGGAATGAGCGTCGACGGGATGGTCACGGTGATGCGCACGACGGCTGCACCCCCGCCGCCGTTGGCGACAATCTCTCCCGAGGACGGCTGCGAAATCAGCTCGTAGCCGTCGGCGTACTTGCGGCTGAAGACCGTGCGGTACGCGACCCAGCTGTTCGACGGGAACCACCCGCCCGTCGTGGTGATCGCCCCAAACGTCGCGAAGACGACCGGCTGCATTCCCGCGTAGCGCGACTGCCGCTCCGCAGTCGTCGACGGCGTGAGAACATCAAAGACCTGCGTCCCGATCGTCGACAGCACGAAGAACCGGTTCTTGTGCTTCACGTACTTGCAGCGGCGCGGAATGACGCGCGGGATCGCTCCCGTTGACGTCTCTGTCCACGACGCAAACCCAAGCGTCCCGTTCGCTGCGAACCAAACCACGAAGTCATTGCCGCCCGTCGTGGCGACAATCATCAGAACGCGCTGATCCGTCTGCCCTGGGATGTCGGTCGGCGCGACGAGCGCGGCCTCGTCACCGGTCGCGAAGCTAAAGGTCGTGTTCGACCACTCGAGCAGCTGCGGCTGCGGTGACAGAACGCCCGGCTTGCGCAGGAACACGTTCAGCGCGTCGAACATCGCGCCCACAGGGATGATCCCGTACTGGTTCGGCCGGTTGAGCAGACCGAGCGGCTTCACATTGAGCTGCAGCGTGCTCATCCGAACCGCCCGGGGTACGACATGCGGCCGCGCAGCATCGGAAGCGGCGCGCGGATCGTCTTCGGCTCGTCCTTCACGCGCGCGGCGATCATCGACTGGAAGCGCGTGAGGTCAGCACTGACCGAGCTCGCCACCATGCTCGCCTTCTGCGCCATGTTCAGGCTCGTCATGATTCGAACGGCGCATGCATCCGCGAGGCAGACGTGAAAGTCGTCCGGGATGCACGGCCAGTCGGTCTGCTCCGGCACGCGCACGAAGTCGCCGACCAGAACTTCGGAGCCGCCGGAGCCCACGGGCCCGAACGTGCCCGCGACAAAGTTGATCGTGGTGCCGACCAATGCAGAGAGCACCCCGCTCACCACGGGGAGTTCGTGCCATCCATCCGGGTGCACGATGTCGAGACGTGGAGCGGTGCCGAAGGTGATGACTGCCGGCGAGGCGAGCTCTTGGTTGAAGGGCTGCGCGTCGACGGTCACGGAATCGGGGGTGCCTCCGCCGGAGCTCAGCGTAACGGCCGTGACCGTCCCGCGAACCGTGCCGCCCAATCCGCCCACGCCCGTGCTCTGCGGCAGCACGAGGCGGGAAGGGCGCAAGTAGTAGTAGATGCGGATCGTGTACGCGCTGTTGTCCGGTGTCGGCAGCAGCACGATCTGGTCGCCACGAAGCACGTACGCGCGCGGCTGCCCGAGCTGGTTGGCTGCGCGCTCGAAGAGCGCGGCGTGCGACTCCGAGACTTCGTGAATCGGCGACAAGCTCGGGACGGCGCCCATGCCGATCTCGAGCTTTTCGAAGGCGCATGCACGCGGCGGCAGGCGATAGCTCGCGCGGCCGGACGTCGTCGCAACGTCCAGCGTCTGCTGCCAGTAGCCGCTGCGTGTCTCGACGATCGCGCGCTCGAACAGCGTCGTCATCGTGTCGTTCAGCTCTTCGAGGATCGTCAGATCGTCGAAGTCGGGGTGAGTTCCCAGCGTCATGAAGATCCGACGCCGCACGCGCTTGATGAGCTCGGCGCTGTTCATCGGTAGAGCCCGTGCTTCCTGCGAAACTCGGGGTCGTCTTCCGGATTGAGTCCCTGCCAGTCGGGCGTGCTCGTCGCCTCGAGCGCTTCGTTGCGGCTCTGAGCGGCGTCACTCCAGTCGAGATCGGTCATCTCGGGGTATTCGCGCTCGGGCGCCTTCGCCTTGTCGTCGTCGTAGTTGAAAGCGCCGTACATCTTCACCAAGTCCATCGGCGAGATGACGCTCTGCTTGCGCTGCAGATCCATGTCGCGGTTGAACGCCGCAGCCTCGATCGGCATGGTGTTGCCACCCAGCTGCGCCGCGCGCTGCGCGAGCATCTTCTCGACCATCTGCTGGCGAGCGAGCTCCTCCTGACGCTTCTTCGCCTGCTGACTGCCGATCAGCTGCGCGGCGAGCATGGCGACCTGGCCCCACATCAGTCGTCGTCGTCCTTGAGCTTCTGTCCGCCCTTACGCTCCGCAGGTCCGGTCGGCCGGAACGTGTTCGGCGCCTGCGTCTCTCCCGGCGCGGAGCCGTCCCAACCCCACTGGTACGCGTTCTGCTGGTTGCCCATCTCCGGACGGAGTTGGACGCGTTCGCCCCCGCCGCCCCCAGCGGCCTGCGGCTGCTGCTGCGGCGCGAAACTCATGCTGTTCGGTCCGGGCGCGCCCATCTGCATGTGCGGGCCCCATGACGGCATGCCGCCGCCCGGAGCGGCACCGCCACCGACCGACTGGCCACCGCCCCAGCCCTGTCCCATCCGCGAGAACAGGCCGCCGAGGCCGAACATGGGTCGACCACCGCCCCCGCCGCCCGGAGCGGCGCCGCGATTGGCACCGATGCGCGACGCGAGGCCCTGGAGCCACTGATTTCCACCACCGCCACCGAAGCCCCACATGCGTGACCTCCAAAAACACCCGGGCACGCGAGAGGAGACCAAAACCAATCGCGTGCCCGGTGTGAACTGATTACGCGTCGACGATTCGGCCCGAGTTCGCGGAGTTCACGATGCCGTTGATCATGAAGTTCCGGTAAGGGATCTCGAACACCGGAGCCTGGTTCGAAAACACCTTCATCTGCGCGCCTGCGTTCGTGGTCAGGTGCGTGAAGAAGCCCTCTGCACCGCCACCGATCGGCTTCATTGTCAGATCGGTCGAGCCGACGCGACGGAAGTTGTCGTTCGCGATGAAGAACGCCTGACCCTGCTTTTGCAGGGTGTACACGACGATCCGCACGTCGCCGCACGCGGTCTCGTACATGAGTTCGCTTGCACCCTGACGCTTCGTCTTGTCGGTGTTCGCGGTGTAGCGCTGCAGCTGCGCCGTCTCTTCAGCCAGGTCGGCGAATGTCGGAGCGGAAACGAACAGATCGCCTCCGGAATCGACGCCGTTGACCGAGATTTGTGCGCAGTAGCCGAGGATCTTCGCGCGCGTCAGCTGACCGCCGGCGGGGAAGATCTGACACTGCCACGGAGCCACGACCGCTGCGTTGATGCCAAACAGCGTGGTCGTGTTGTTGTAGATCGCCTCGATGCCGAAGCACGACTTCGTGCGCCAGCCGAACGGGACGAGCACATCACCGGCCGCGATCGTGCCGGTGCCCGAACCCTTCGTCAGAACGATGCGTGTCTGCGTGGTGTTGACGCGGTTGGTGACCGTCACACCCAGCTCGCGAGGCGTGAGCCCGTCCGCTTGGTAGATGTCGACCAACATGTTGCGGGCCACGATCCACAGGCCCGAGATCCAGCTCGCTTCGCTGAGCCGAACCGTCTTCGAGCCGGGGAACGCGCCGCCGGTCACGTTCGCGGTGATCGCGCCGATGTTCGACGCCACCGCGGTGCTGGTGCCGGGCCCGTACGCGAGAGCGAGCTCTCGGTACAGGTTGCCACCGAGCAGCATCGCCTGGACCATCTGGTCCAGCGCGGTCTTGAACGCGCCGCCCGACGAGCCGTTGCCGGTCCCGTTGAGCGACTTGTAGATCGTGTCGTACGAGACGACGGCCTGAATCAGGATCGTCGCGCCGTCGAGGTTCGCGTTCAGAACCTCGGAGTCGATCGCGGGGTTGATCGGGAACGCCGAGTTGTCGACGTTCGCGGTCTGGCCGTGCTCGATGCCGGTCAGAACGGGGAAGTTGTAGCCGAGACCGGGACGGTTCTCGCCCGGGATGAATGTGCCTTTGTCGGCGAGTGTATGGATGTCGGGTAACGGCTCAATCCAATTGCCGTACCGCTGCTTGAACATCCCTTGGATAGCGGTGAACGATGCAGCCATGAGCGGCGGCCTCCGAAATGGAAAATGGGTGGGCCCATTCGCCTCGGTTGCCGGTGCAGCGCCGCTCTAGGCTTGCCGTTGTCCCTGCGTTACTCGGTCCACGAGGGTTGCCGCGTCAGGGGTCGGTGCTTCGCTATCGGTCTGTCGGTCCTACGCTACTAGGTGGTTGTCTTGCTGAACTCCCCGAACCGTCAGCGATGGCAGCCGAAGAGCTCAGCCCTCAAAGCGTTAGCTACATTTTGTGTAGCGTCAACAAAAGCCGGTACAGAAAGTGTAGCGTCACGAAACCTTGCCCTCGGGGGGCTCCGCCTGGACGGCGAGATCGAGCACGATACGATCCTCACCCTCACGTCCCCAGCGCAGGGCGGCCAGCGTGCAGCGCTCGTTGAGATCTTGCAGGCTGAAGACTTGGCGCCCATGTCGGAGCACCAGCGCGTGACAGACGGCGCCGAGCGAGTTGTACTGCTGGCTGAGCGTCTCGAGCATCCGGTCTCGCTCGAGCAGGGCCGCCTGCAGACGCTCGTTTTCCCGATCGAGCGCGGCGCGGTGCAGCAGGCGCGTCTGCTTACGGCCGGTCGGCTTCGGGGCGGTCCCGAGCCGCGGCGGCTCCTCCGGCTTGGGCAGAACCCGCAGCTTCGGCCATCGCGGTTTCTCGGCCGGCGCTGGCTCCGGCGTTTCGGTCTCGTCCATGCTTGGTCTCCTGGTGGTATCTCTGCCACTGGCGCGCCCACCGCTCCACGAATGCCGGCGGCACGAGCCAGGGGATCTTGGCCGGGTGCGGCGTGTCGGGAACGGCGAACTTGCGCACGCGCTCCATCGCGAGCGCGTCGAAGGCCTTCGGGTGCGGCCCGATCGTGAACGCGTGCCAGCCGTCGCGCGCGAGCTGCCCCATCAGCAGCATGTGCGCGACGAGCTCCGCCTGCGCGCGGCTCATGTAGCCGGTCATCGGCCGACCGGCAGCCGCGTCAGAACAGAATTCATCTCGCCGACGCGCATGCGCTTGGGCTGCCCGTTCGGCTGGACCGTCCCAGGGGCCGGCGCTGCGCCCGGCAGACGCTGGACGGGTGGGGTGCGCGGGGCCAGCCTCGACTGCTCCGCCTGGCTGCGCTGGATCGCTCGATCGACTTCTTCTTTCGCCGCGCGCATGACCTGCTCGACGAACTGCGTGGTGAGATCCTCCTCGCCGAGCGTCGGGGCCATCTGGTCCCAGTGGAGCTGAAACGCCTGGCGGGCCATGAGCGAATCCTCGAGGCCGACGCGCTGAGCGGCGATCGGGATCATCTGGGCGAGCTGGTTCGCCTGGTACTGCTGGCGCTGGCTCGGCGCCTGCTGCTGGACCTGCTGCGCCACCTGCTCGAGCTGCCGATTGCGCTGCTCGAGCATGTACGCCCGGCGCTCGAGCTCGCGCTTCTGCTGCAGCATCTCACGCGCTTCAGGCGACATCTGCCGTTCGCGGTGCCACTCGATCGCGTAGAGCTTCGCCGCTTCCTTGAAGCCCTCCTCCTTGCCGAGCGCGCGCACCACGCGCATGAACGTGTCGCCGCGGTCCATGTCGCGCAGCACGTTGAGAAAGCCCTGCTTCGTGCGCTCGTTGTCGCGCCGGCCGGCGGCCACTTCCGCCATGCCGTTCGAGTAGTCGCGCGCGCGTTGGTAACCCTGTACCGCCTCGGTTACCGGGATCTTGACCTTCTGCCCGTCGATCTTCGCCGTGACGAACTTCGTCATCAGCTCGTCGTGCAGGTCATCCTGGTTCCACTTCTGCTGCAGCGCCTGGTACTGCTCCCAGGTCACCGGCTGCCCGTCGACCTCGATCTGCGTCTCGAGCACTTCCGGCTGATCGGGCACGGCGATCGCCTGCGCCTGCGCGTCCAAGCCCGACAGCGCGTCGAGCGCTTCGGCTTCGAATGGCGCGGCCTCCGGCTCGGCTACGGCCGTAGGCGGAGGCATCTGGTGCAGCATCGTCATGTCGCCGACGCGCATGCGCTGCGCGGTCTGCGGCGTGACAGGTGCTTGGGGTGCCGCTGCGGGCTGCGCGGCGGCTGCGGCCGGTGCAGCTGCGCCGGTGCCTGGGTGCATGATGCCTGACATGGTCTCTTACGCTCCTGGCGGCGCTGATGGCTGCGGCAGTTTCGTGCCGCTGGGATCGCGCGCTAGGCCGCCCTGGCTCGCGCGCGACGCGGCCTGGCCGCTCGGTTTGGGTTGAGCGGGAGCTCCGGGAGAGGAGCTCCCCGGCGAACCACCTGCACCAGGGGATTGCTGCTGCGCGGGCGGTCCGCCGGGAGCTTGGCCGGCGGGTGCTGGTGCGCCTAAGGCGCCTCCACCGGGCGTCTGACTCTGCCAGATCGCGAACATAAATGCTGGGTTCGCGGGCCGGCCGGTTGCGGGATCGGGCGGGATCGGCGGCGGCGGCGGGATGTTCAGCGCGCCGCACAGCAGGATGTCCATGCCGTACCAGTTCTGCAGGTGCTCGCTGATGTGCATGCCGATCCGATTCGCGGCCTGCATGTCCGGCTTGTCCGACGCGAGCAGCATCTCGAGCTCGGCGTAGTGACCCTGGATGTGCTTCACGGGGTGATCGCCGCTCGTCACCTCGACGATCCGGTCGCCCTTGAGGAGATCTTCGTTCTCGCGCCGCACGCGCAGATCGCACGAGCGATCCTTCTTGAGGAAGGACGCGGACTGGCCCGTCGTGATCATCTCGTACGCGGCCGGGCGCTCCTCGGGCGGCACCATCGCGAGCATCTTGTAAATCTCGATCTTGCCGGCCGTGGTCTGCTGGTAGGAGCTGATCTCCTCGATGCGGACGCGCTTGATCGTCGACAGGTCTTCGGCGAAGAACTCTGCGACGTACGGCCGATCCTCGATGCCGACGACCTCGACGAGAAACTGCGTCTCGCCGTTCTTGCGAACCATGTCGAGGATGCCGTTGGCCAAGCCCACGCGCATCCGGTTCAGCGCGAGCCGGCGGTAGCTCTGGTACTCGATCGTGAGCGAGTGAAGCAGCGCCGCCATCTCGCCCGACCGCACGTTCGGCGGCGGATCGCCGTTGCTCGTCGCGTTGACCGCCGACGAATACTCGATGCGCTTGTGCAGGTACTCCTTGGCCGTGCCGATCGTCGGCGGTGCCGCAGTCATCAGCACAGCGGTCGGAGGCTTTCCGCCGGCCGGATAGAAGAACGCTTTACCGCCCGTCGCGATCGCGTCGACGGTGATCTCGGTGCCCTTCTCCATGGCCACCGACTGCCGCCCGAACGTCGCGTAGTTGCCGAACTCGTCGCTGTTCAGTTGGTTGAGCGCTTGCTGCAGCGCGAGCAGCTCCCACGAGTCGGCGAACGGGAAGTTCGTCTCGATCACCTTGCCGCTGCACATCTCATAGAACGGCACGCCCTCCTCGACCGGGCACGACTTGTCCCAGAGCACGAGCGAGCCGTACACGATCGCGAAGCGGCCACCGGGAACCGCCGCGCAGTCCGGGTGATAGAAGTACTTGACGATGCACGCGTCGGCGTTCGCGACGTCGACCGCGCTCAAGTTGAACAGCGACGAGAAGTCGTATTGGTCGTCGGTCTTCTCGTCGAGGATCTGCTGACGCATCTCGGGAAACTTCGCCGCGAGACTCCACTTCGAATCGCGCTCGCGAATCTCGACCCACGCCGCGTCATCGCCCATGTCGAGCGGCTCTTTGACCGTGTTCCAGACGTGCGTGACGGAAACGCGCGGCGCGCCGCTCTTGCGCTTCACCATCGCCTCGGACGGCTTGCCGTCCGGACCCTTCACCTGCTGCTTGACCGAGACTTTGTCGCCGCCGTCGCGATCCCAGCGCAGATGCGCGCCGCACATGCCGAGCACGCCGTCGCCCTCGGCGATCTCCCATTCCTTCGTGCCGGCGTAGCGCCGGTAGAACGACTGGAAGATCGTGTCGCTGAGCTTGTTCTGCGCCTGCGAGCGGTGATCGCTGTTCGTCGTCAGGCACTGGAACGCGGGCGGCTCACCGAGCGCCATCGTGTTCTGTCGACGGATGACGGCGCGGACTTCGTTGATGTGAAAGCGGATGAACTCGGCTTCGTCGCCGTCAAAGCCGAGCTGCTTGCTCGCCATGACGTTGAGCGACTCGGGATCCATGCCGTAGTACGCGGCATAGGCGATGATCCAGACGGTGAGCTGGCCCCGATTGCGCGCAGACTCGTACCAAGCGCGCTCCTTGTCCTCGAGCGCTGATGCGAGGTCTTTGCCCTCCTTGAGAGCCCAGTAGATGTTGTTCGGGTCTACCTGTCCATCCGCACCCACATGACAAGCCGTTCTTTGGTCTTTGGCCTGGTCACGAAATCAGTCTCACGTGCCTTTGCATGCGATGGCGGCGTTCGCTGTCATCACCGCTTCGCGCAGCTTTCGGATCGCTGCGGTGGTGTCCGCGCTCGGCGGCGAATTGTCGACGATGATTCGCGCAAACGCCTTGGCGCCTTCGCGAATCGCTACGTACTTCGGAATGTCGCCCAGATCCGAGTGGTAGGTGAACCAGTTGTCGAGTTGCTCTTGCGTGATTTTCATGACCACCTCAGCACGAGTTCGCTCGGGCGCTCACCGAGCTTGCGTGACGCGACGTCGAGGAACTTCAGCATGGCGCCGCCCGGACCACCGACCGCGATTCCGAGCGCTTCGCAGAACTCCGACTCGCGCAGCTTGCCGCCATAACGCGAGCCCGAGTCCTCCCAGTACTTGTCGCAGTGGATCGGCTTGCAGACGAAGATCTCGTCGATGAGATCGTCGGTCTCGGCCGGCTCGGTCACGCGCTCACCGCCCTCGGCCTTCACCCAGCCGAGCGCGTTCGTGCGGCCACCGCGCTTGCCCTTGCCGCGCACGAGCGGAATCACGACGCTCTGCTTTCGCAGCGAGCGCAGGTCGAGCATGTTGCAGAAGCGATCGAGGATCTCCGGCCGCGCGTCGGGGTCGGCGTCGGGCGGCGGTGGGAAGTACTTCAACACCCACGCCTCGGCGATCGCGGTCTCGTCGAGGTCCATCGCGAGGATCATCGTGTTCGGGTTGAGGAAGAGTTCGCGGGAGATCTCGTCCTTGGTTTTCACAACGGTTGCAGCTGCAGCTGTGGACGGCATCAGGCCTCCTCGACGATCGTGCCGTCTCGGAGCTTCGCCGCGAGCGAGCGCTGCGCGACAGCCATCCATGAGGACTGCTCCGCGGGGCTGCGTAAGTCGAAGTCCACCACGGCCAAGCCTTGCAGCGTGTCGTGGTAGACCTTGTAGCAGGCGCGCGCTTCCTTACGGATGGGCGCGAGGTGATCGATGTACACGGGCTCTGCCGCCAGCTCGATCTCACCCGGCTCGAAGTCGGCCGGATGCACCTCGGGCGCCGGCGCGCCCGGAGGCAAGATCGTCAGCTCCACCGAGCCGCCGGCGACGTCGCCCGAGCTGAAAATCACAGGGTCATCCGGCGCAGGCCCAGGATCCTCCTCCGGCGCGTCGAACTCCGCTTCCACGATCTCCTCAGCCGCTTTCTTCTTCGTCATCCTGCCCTCACGTTTCCTGCGCGCGTGGCGAACCACGCTGTTTGTTTCTGGACGAGGTCTCTCACCTCGCCCGCCGTCGTCAGCAGCGCCTGCTCCATCTTGTCCGCGCGCTTGTACGAAGCGCGCAGCTCGTCATCGAGCGCACGCAGCTCCTTGTGGGTGCTCTCCTCGAGATCGCGGAGCTGATCGCGCGTGGGCCAGCTCTGCGCCTTGAACGTGTCGAGGCGCACCAGGCACTCGTCGAGGCCCATGCGCTGTGCGCCGAGCGTCTGCTCGAGCAGCTTGTATTGCGTCTGCAGCAGGTGGATCGCCCGCTGGTTCGCCTCGTTCTTGTCCTGCGCGAGCGTCGCCGCGTGCTTCGCTTCCACCCAACGGCGGAACGCGTCCCACGCCGCGAGCGCGACGAACAGCACGGCAGCGATGTAGGCGAGCTCGGTCATGGCTTCTCGATGTCGTTGAGCATCTGCTGGACTGAGAGCAGATCCCAGCTGTCGCTGAACCCGAAGCCCTTGGGCGGCGGCAGCTTCGGCGGCTCGGGCGGCTTGATGCCCGTGATGATGGCCGTGCGATACGGGATCGGCGCCATCGGGAGCTGGATGAAGAACGCTTGGTCCGCTGGGATGTCCGGGTTGATCTGAATGTCGATGCTGCCTACCAGCGTTCCGCGCACCGGCTTGATCAGCGGCATCTTCTTCAGCGCGTCAGCCGCACCCGCGCTTTCCTGAAAATGGTGGCTCTCGGGCATGCGTGGCAGCTTGCGCTCGTGCTCGGCGATGGCGAGGCCAAGCATGCAGATGCGAGCGCGCGATAGCTCGGTCGAGGCGCATCGGCCCGCCAGCAAGTCAGCCTTCATGCCCTCGAGCTCGGCGCGCATCGCCTTGATGTTCACGCGCCGTGACTCGTCGTAGTCGCGCTCGCCGTAGCCGAGCGACATGCGGCGCGGATCGCCGTGGCGCAGGTACTGCCGTACGCCCGGCCGGCGGTTGGCGTATGGGAAGTTGCCGATGCTTCCCGGCGGCAGCCCCTTGAGATCGTAGCTGACCTCCGGCGCGAGCCGCGCGCGCTGCTCTTCCTGCTGCTGCTCCCAGAGCTGTTCGCAGCTGCACACGCTGTGGCCGCAGTCGCCGCACACGTGGTCGACCCAAGCGCCGTCTTGCTTGACGATGTCGCCGCGCATCCCGCCGGTGATCACGGGCATGACGAAGGTTGACGGACGAGTCCCCACCGGCGCGTGCACTTTGCGGGGCTTCGGGAGCGGTCGTTTGCTGGCAGCTCTCGCTGCGTTCCATGGCCAGAGCATGTTCAATCCCCTTTCACAGAAAGCCGTACTTCGGCCGCTTGGAGCGGCTGCCCTGCGCAGAGTACCCGAGCAGTTGGTTGAGCGCCTGCACCTGCTCGCTGACCGCAGGCTTCTGCCACGGCAGGTTGTTGACGACTAACGTGCCTTCCATCGGCACCTGAATCACCGGCGGGTGCGGCCGGCGGTTGAGCACGAGATCGACTGCGCGCACCCAGTAGACGAGCGCGGCGAGGCAGTCATAGTGCCCGTGCTTCTTGTGCTCTTCGAACTTCTTGCCCGACTTGTCCCACTTCGCGGCGCGCGTGTGCTTCAGCACCGGCCCCGCGTCCGGCTCGAACTCGAGCTGCCCGTCGCCGAGCATGTTCCTGACCTTGGCGACCATGACCTTACGCAGCTCTTCCTTGCTGGTCGCCTGGAACTCGAGGCCGAACTCGGTCGAGATGTCCGCGATCATGCGCTTCTCGACGTCGCTCACTCGCAGGTACGGGTTCGGCTTGAAGCGCGCGCCGTCCCAGTAGCAGAGGTGTCCGATCGGGATGTGAGTCTTGAAGTAGTCGGGGTGGGGTGAGAAGTCGGGGCGCTCGCTCGCGGGCTTCTGCGCCATGTTGAACAGGTCTTCGGCCAGGTCCGCGCAGCGGTCACCCATCAGCATGTCGACCCAGCCGAGCTTTTTGCCGTCCCCGTAGAGCGGGATGTCGCCCATGTCGTTCGACGGCCACGTGCCCCAGAGGTCGTACTCGCGCGCAGCCACGACCGCGGCCACCTGTCGGGTCGGAGCGTTCGACTTGGCCCAGCTGTCCTGCACCACGCCCTTCTGCGTGTCGAAGTCGACGTAGCCGAAGACGAGCCCGAACTGATGGGTCATTCCGGGGTCCGCAGCCGTCAGCGTGTAGGCGTAGCGCGGCCTCACGTGGGGCGTCACCACCGTCGCTTCGAGCGCTTGGAACTCAGGCACCACGACCAGCACCGGGTTGCCCTGAATCTTGTTGAAGTACTCGCGCTCGCACTCGGGATCGCCGCGGCCGCCAGCGGCGGCGATGAACTCGTCTTTCTCCGCACGCGGGAGACGGTTGTTGTCCTCGATCGTGGCTTCGACGTACGCGTCGCGCTCCTCGAAGTCGGGCAGGAACTCGATCTCCCAGTCCGTCTCCAGGTCCTCAGGCGCGCTCGATTCCATGATCATGCGCGCGCGCCGTCGGCCCTGGTACTGGTGATAGAGAACGTTCTTCACCGCGTAGCGCAGCTTCTTGATGAACGCGGCCTCGGTGATGTTGTCCCCGTGGCACGCCTGCCCGCGCAGTGCGTCAGGGTTCTCGTCGATGCCGGCCAGGTAGAGCACCGAGCCGCACGCCGGCCCCCACTCGGGCCAGTAGAGCCCCGCGGGCTTCGGCCCCTTCTTGCCCTGATAGACCGGATAGACGTCGCGCGGGCACTCGTGGCCCGGGCGATCGAGCAGCATCGGCAGCACGTCCGAGAGGATCTCGCCGACGCTCTTCTGCAGCGCGGTCGTGTGCCGGTACTTCGTATCCGGGAACCGAATCCCGTCCTCGATTCGAACACCCACAGAAAACGTGGTCTTGCCCGTGCGCTTGCCGCACTTCATGCCGAAGACGCGCGGATAGCTGCCGGCCTTGAACTCGAGGTCGGTGGCGTACAGGTCGATCGCTTCCCACGCGCGGTACTTGTCGTACCAGCCCTGCTGCAGGTCATCGAACAGGTGTCGGATCGTGCCCGCGCGCCAACAGAGATCGTTGCGCTCCTTGTGCGGCATGGCCGCGAAGCGTTCGGCATCGATCAGCTGTTCAGCGAACTCGTTCATCTAGAAAAGTTCTCTGTACATCGCGCTCGCGCGCGGCAGCAACGTGAGGTACGTGCCGTCCATGCCGGGCCACAGCTGGTGCAGCGCGCCGAACGCAGGCGCCTGCACGTCGAAGTAGCAGGCAAACGCGACGTTCGCGCGCACGAACCAGTCGTACATCTTGCTGATGAAGATGGGATTGTCGCCGCCGGCGGGCGGGGAGCTCGCGCTCACCTGCCAGCAGCCCCACTCCGGGATGCACAACGGCGTGCCCGTCTCTGCCGCCAACCGCTGCACGTAGATCAGCTGGCCGGCGGCCTCGTAGCCCGTGAACTCCGTGAACCCGGTCATGTAGTTCGCGAAGGCGCCGTGCCGCTGCGCATCGGTGGGCGTCACGTTCGTGGTGTAGAGACCGTCGCCCGGGTTCTGGTCGTAGATGTCGATGCCGATGTAGTCGACCTCGGGGCACGCGTAGCGCCGCTTGAACGGGTACGAGCGCGCCGCCATCACCGCACCGACCGCGTCACCCCCAATGCCGCCCGTGACCGTCGCGAGGCGCGTGCTGCCGGGCCAGAACGCGTCGAGGTCCACGCCGCCGATGTTGTTGGTCGGGTTCCAACACGTTTTCATCACCACGCCTGTGGCCGTCGTGAACTTGGCGCGCAAGAGATTGACCACGCGCTTCCAGTACGTGACCCAGTTGGCGATGCTGCCGCCCGGGATCGCCGCGAGATTGAACTCGTGGTGCAGGCGCAGGATGAGCCGCTTGCAGCCGCTCGCGATGAGGTTGTCGGCGAACGTGTTGAAGTGCGCGTCGTGCACGCCGTTCGCGCCATCGGTCCAGTTCTGCGCCGTGGCGGGGTTCAGCGTGTCGGGCAGCAGATCGAGCGCGAGCATGAGCCACTGCGTGGGGTGCGCGCGGAACCACGAGGACCAGCCGTCGAACACGAACGAGGGGTTCTCGATGTCGGTCCACTGCGCGCGCGCGGCGAAGTCCACGGCGATGAGATTGCGCTCGCCGATGTACCGGCGGTACGCGTCCCACGCGGCCTTGCCTCGGTCGTTCTGCGCTGCGCCGATGGCGAACGGGCGCGACGGGTTGCGGCGCAGGAAGAGGCTGTCGATCCCGATGTCGCCGTAGAGCGGCAGGTCGATGCCCGGCCGGTAGCCGTAGTCGGCGATGCGGAGCGCGCGGGTCACGCGTGCACCTGGCAGCCCATGAAGCGTGCGACCTTGAGCGCGCGCTTCGCCCAGCGGAAGTAGCGCAGTTGTTCGTCAGTGAATCGCGGTGTGACGGGCTTCAGCGTGACGACCACACCCATGTCAGGGTGGAACTTGACGTGGCGCGGATACAGCGGGGCGAGCCGCTCATAGCTCTGCAACACCTTGAGGCCATGGGCGGGCGAACCCCACTTCTTGGGGTTCTGCCGCTGCATCTCGAGCCATGCGTCCATGTAGCCCACGCCTATGTGCCCTCGTCGGGCAGTGGGTGGCTGTTTTCGCGCACGAGCTCCACGTCGCGCGGATCGCTGGCGTTGATGCGCATGCTCGTGACTGGGTTGAGCTTGTAGAGCAGCGTCCAGCCCTCGAGCACGGCGAGCTTGGGCACGCGCGCGGCTGAGGCTGTGCGGATGATCGCGCCGCTGCCAGCGATGCTGTCGATGCGGATCTCAACGATCGCGTCATCGCCATCGAGGTCGGCTATCTCGAAGCGCGTGCCATCCGGCCTGCGCCAGACCTGTCCGACCTCGAGGTTCACTTGGGCAGCTCCGGTACGCGCCGCAGCCGCTCGAAGAACTCGTCGACCGCGTCAGGTTGCGGGTACGGCGTTTTGAGGAAGCCGCCGATCGGCGTTTCACGCAGCACGAACGCCATGTCCGTCGGCGTGTAAGTGTGGCCATCCTGCAAACGAGGTAGCGAGCTCATTTGGGCAGCTGCCCGTGCGCGAGATTGGCGGCCTGCAGCGCGTAGTCGTGGATCGTGTCCATGACCGGATGGTTGATGTTGCCGATGCCGCTCACTGACGAGTACAGCCCGATCAGCGCCGAGTTGTACGTGCACCACCAGCGTGCGGCGTGGATGTCCCTGATGGCCGCATGCAGCCGATGGTTCTCCAGCTGCAACTCCTTCTCGCTCGGCGCGCTCACGCTGCACCCTTGGGCGGATCTTTGGGAGGCCGGGCATCGTCCCAGCCGAGCTCCTCACGCGTCGTGATCGGCACGGGCTTGGGTCTGTTCTCGGGGTTGTCCGCGTTGTCGGTGACGTAGCCCGCAGCCCTGCCCAGTGCGCGAAAGAGGTCAGTCAGCCAGCTCATGCGGTTTTCTCCCGATCCGCGACGATTGCTTTCAGTACTTCGACCGGGCAATCCTCGGGGATCTCGAACTTCCAATCGACGAACCCCGGTGCGCCGGACAGTCCCTTTTCGACGTAGTAGCCGTAGCCCTCGCGTCGGCACACTTCGATTCGCGGCTCGACACCGGGCACGACCAGCTTGGTCACAGGCGCGTCGTAGTAGGCGCGCAGGAGATCCGCGTAGCTCATTTCAACAAGCTCTCGATCAGCCCCGTGAAGCGGGCGCGCAGGGTCTTGCTCTCGCCGCTGCCCAGCGCATCGGCAGCCAGCCAGCCGTTGTACGCAGCCTCTGCGCCCTGCTGCACGAGCAGCCGATTGGCGCACTTCTCGACGCGTTCGGGGTAGATGCTCGCGAGGTACTGCGGGCACTCGAGCTTGAGCATGTCCTTGCTCGCAGTGACCGCGATGCGCGCCTGGGCGAGCTCGCTGGCGCAGCCCGAGAAGAGATGCGCGAGCAGGATGAGTGCGGCGATGAGCAGGACGTATTTCACTCGTCGTTCCTTGTGTCGATGTCGTCGAAGCGTGCGTTGCGCGGCTTCCTCCAGCCCTTGCGCTCGGCGAGCTCGTCGATGCTCTCGAAGCGATCGTCGGGAGGCGGCGGCGGCGGCCAGAGCCAGGCGGTGATGCGCGCGAGCCCGCTCCAGCCGATGAACAGGAAGTAGAGGACGATGGCCAGGCCGATGCGGTCGAGATCGAGCTTGGCGGTCGTGCCGTGCTGGTCGAGCCAGGCGGCGCACGCGTACGCGATGCCAGCGTCGGCGATCGCAGCAAGCCCGAGGGTGAAGCCACGGGGCGTCACAGGGGGTATAGCTCCCAGGCCAGGCTGCACCGCCGGCACGTAAAGAGCACCCCGATCGACTCGGGCGTGCCAGCCCGGACATAGGCGCGCAGGCTCACCGGGTTCCCACAGTCGGTACAACTGGCGACGCTCGGGATCGTACTTGTAGCCGGCGAGTCCGCGCGTGATGTGCGCGTAGCGACCGAGCTCGTCTCGGGGCTGGCCGGACTGCGGTTGCGGGGCGCGACCGAGTTGCTTGTCATCGGCCATCACCGCCCCCTGCTTGCTTCTTGAGCGCGTCGTGGACTTGGCGGATGCCCTGCTCGTCCACGCGGTAGAGCGTGTACTTCTTGACCCCCGGGCCCCCGGCGGCGTCCTGGGGGGGTAGTTCACCGCCGGCTGGGCTGGAGCCGCTCGTGCTGGCTGGTGTCGTCACACCTGCGAGCTCGAGCAGAGCGAGCGTAGCACGGATGCGATCGCCCGCACCGCGGCCGCCCTTGAGCGCGAGCGCTTTCAGGTTCGCGTACAGCTCAGGTGCGTCTTGCAGCGCGCGCTGCTGGAGAGAGCGCGCGGCTTCTGAATCAGCCACGTGACACTGGAAGAGCGCTCGGGGAGGCGGCTTCCCATCTCTTGTGTGTTGCGAAACATTTCGCTTGTCAAATTTACCGTGGTGTACACGCAATTGTGACTTAGAGTGTACTCACTGTGAGCATGACAATGAGTGACAGAATCCGGGCGCTGCTCGGCAATGGGCTCCCCAACCGGGCGATCCGGGAGATGACGGGGTGCACGTCGCAGGAGCTGTGGAACGCCAAGCACCGGAAGCCCCGGCGCGGGCGGCCGCGCAAGCCGGGCCCTCGGTGCCCCGGCTGTGACCGCCCTATCCCCTGAGCTCCGCCAGCTCGAAGTGCATGCTGTCCGGCCGGCTGAAGTAACCGCCCCAGGCGAAGCCGTGCTCGAGCGCGAGCGGGACGAGCAGCTCCACACTCCCCGTCTGCCCGAGGCGCGCGCCGCGCTCGCCCAGCTTGTTCCACGGCGCGTTCACGTCGAACGCGGTGCCCCAGCTGTGGTTGGAGAGATCGATAACCCGCGTGCTCTGCTCGTGCCCGCGCTTCATCCTGGGCACCCAGCAGCCGTTGAACGTCCGGATGAGGGGCAGCATGCCGCTGTCCCGCCACGCCTCCCAGAGCGCGAGCATGGGCTTGGCGGCGAGCTTGTGGACGGTGATGGCGCGCGTCTCGGGCGATAGACCCGAGGTCGACACGCCGGCGTACGGGATGCGGATCGTAACCAAGTTCTGCTTGACCCACACCGGGTCGAGCGCGATCTCGCCCGGCTTGCCGCCCGGCAGAGGCTTCCATTTCAATGCACCAAATAGGTGTACTCGATCTTCATGGCTCAGCGGCTTGGGAGCATCGGCAGGGATCGAGCGAATCGTCTCAACGTCGTCAGGATCTTCGTAGACCACCGCACGGCGCGCTTTCTTTGGTCTGCCCGCATTCTAGCCCGAGCGCAGCGGCGCGCGTAGCGCTCGGGCCAGAAGATGCGCTCCAGCTCGAGCTCGTCCTCGAGCGTCACCAGAACCTCACAGCGGGATTGTGCTCGCGCTCGGGGCTGACGTACGCGCGCGGCTTGCCGGTCGCGTCGCAATAGCTCGGCTGCCGGAACACGTAGCAAGCAACAGGCATCTTCCCGCCCTCCGGCCCGAACGCTGGACGCTCGGAGCAGATGTAAAGCCCATCGAGCCACACGCCGGACCAAAACTCGCGCTTGCGCTCGGCGCCCTCGAGCATGGCCAGGGGCGCGAGCGCGACGACGACGGGCGCGAACTTCAGCGCGTGCTGGATGTGCTTCCAGTGCACGCCGTCATCCCAAGGCGGGTTCATGAGCGCGACGTGGAACGGCGATGGCATTTGCCGCTCATGCAAGGTCAGAAAGTCCGCATTCCACGCGTTGACCGGATCGTCGAAGCGCTCGACGAGCGTCTCGCGATTTCGCGGGTCGATATCGTTGGCCAGCACGTAGCTCGCCCCAGCATCGAGCGCAGCGCGCACGAGATTGCCGCTGCCGGCGCTCGGCTCGAGCACGCGCTTGCCGCGCAGATCGACGAGCTCGGCCATGCGCTTCGCCAAATCCGGAGGCGTATACCATTGCGAAAGCTTCTCGCGTCGCTCCGCATCCGCCACGTGATCGAGCACCAGCTGGTGCAGCCAGGTCGTCACGGCCAACCCCCGTTCATCAGCACGGCGCCCAGCATGACCAGCAGCACAGTCCACAGCGCATACGTCACGTTCTCTGCCCAGGTCATCGGCCGACCTCTTTCTCAATAGGCTCGATCGGAGTCCACTCCGCAGCGTCGCGCTTCCGCACCGCCAGCTGATGCGTCTTGGAACAATCGACACACAGCGCGGCAAGCGCGCCGGTCCAGTTGTCCTCGGACCACCACTCAATCTGAGCATCGTAAAATGCCTTGCAGCCGCAAATCTCGCACTTCCAGTAGTCAGCTCCAGCCATGTTCAATCCCCATTGTCGTTTCGTGCCAGCTTCCTCAGATTCAGCTTCGCCATGCGCGCGAGTCTCTGCGCCACAACATCGACCGCGGCCGCGTAGTTCTCGTGCCCCAGCTGCTTCATGCGCGTAACGAACCGTGCCGCTGCCAGCTGCAGCGCTTCGTACTCGTACGCCACTTCGCGGTAGCGGCGCGAGCGGCCCGTCAGATCAACGAACCGACGACTGCGATCCGCACGCCGTACAGCCTGCCCATCGACATCTGCGAGTAGGTCCACGCCACAGCTCCTTTCTTCCAGTCCGCGTCATCGCGGCCGTACACATTCGCGATCGCGTCGCGCACGGCTTTGAAGCTCGCTGCCAAGTTGTCGCCGTCGAACTTGCCCGGCGCGATGCGCACGAGGCCGATGGCTTCAGGGTTACGCACGTGCCGGAATGCGCTCGCCCAAAACTCGATCGCTTCCTTCTGACCGGCGCGCCGCCTTCCGATCGCCTGCCACCGCTCGCGGATGTCGCTGTTCGGCGAGACCACGAGGATCGGCAGATCGAGCTGCACGTGCGTGCCGAGCAGGTCCTTCTGGACCACGGGCAACACGAGCATCTTCCGCGGCGCACGCGAGCGCTGCTCGCCCGAAATGAGCTTGCGCGCCTGCTCGCGGGTCAGCCGCACTTGGCACCCACCTCAGAACACCCCGTGAAACACTCGACGTTCTGTTTCACGGCCGGTTGGAGGAGTCCCAGGTCTGCCAGCTTGGCCTCGCACGCGGCGCGGGCCTGGCGGGCGAAGAGCCAGCTGCCCGCGTTGATGCCGCCGCGGCGGTCCCCGATCGCGTAGTGCCAGCCGCCGCGGCCGAGATAGACCTCGACGCGCTTGCGGCCGACCTGCGCGCGCCAGGTCAGCGCTTTCCAGCCGGTGTGCTTCGCCGGCTCGATGGCTTCCCAGTTCACGGCTGCACCTGCCCGCAGACGATTCGCTCCCGCACTGCGCAGACGAACTGTCTCAGCTGATTGCCGAGCAAGAGAATCAGCACGATGGTCAGGAACGGGTGCTCGCCGACCCAATCTCTCCAGCCGCTCACGGCTGCACCGCCGGCACTGCCGCCAACAGCGGCGCGAAGTTCTTGTGCACCCAGTTGCGTGCGAGCTCGGTGCACAACGTCTTCGCTTCCTCGAGCGTGACTCCGACCACATCGCCGAGGTCTTCGCAGATCTCGCCGTCGCAAAAAACGAGCTGCAGGTTGTACGAACGATCGGCGCTGTCGTTCGACACCACGTACAGATTGCAGTCGGGCCCAATGGTTGCTCCCCACGCGGCCTCATCGATCAGTTCCCAGTTTAGCTGTGCCATCACAATCCCCTTTGTTTCACTGCGTCCAACACAAGCTGCTCGCGCTTCGCGGAGTCAGCCGGAATGTGTCCAATGCGCCAGACCTCGCGATGGAACGCCGCGATCGTCTGCGCGTAGTCGTCGTGCTCGGTGCCGCGCAGCATCGTCTCGGCCCATGCGGTCGTGCGCAGCCGCCGAGCGTTCTCGTGCATCGCCGCGCAGCGCTCGTTCTTGCGTTCGAGCCAGTCGAGGAACTCGCCGGCGAGATGTTCGGGAATCTGCGCCTGCGCACGCTTCCATTGCTCGAGCGCGCTCGGGTCGCTGAAGCGCAGCGCCGGCGGAATCGGAATCGGCTTCAGCGTGTCCAGCTCGTCGAATGCCTGCAGCGCCAGCGCGAACGGCTCGCGATCGCGCAGCAAGCGCTTCTGCTGCTCGGTCGCCGGAACGGGCCGAACGACTTCGGGATTGCGCGTCATGCGAGTTTCGCCTCCAGCTTCCAGACTTCGAGCTTCTTCTCGTGGGCGAGCCGCGCTTGCCGCTCGGGATCGCCTTCAGCGCGCGCAATGCGCTGGTCGTAGACGTTCTTGAGCTTCGTGAGCCGCTGGCGGATGTCGGCTTCGAACGCGGCGTCGAGCCGCTGCTCGCGCGTGATCGGGATCGGTGGCGGCGGCGGAGCCGGCGGTGCGATCCAGCGATCGAGCTGCTTCACCAGCAGCCCGAAGCCCGCACGCTCGCGCTGCACGTACGCGTCCGCGCGGAACGCCGCGATCGCGCGACGCGCAATCAGCTCGGGCGTGGTCTTCTCGGCCTTCGCCTGCTGCTCGCAGGCCTGCACCAGCTCGAAGAGCCCGCGAGGTGTCCCGGTCGTCGCGGTCGCGGTGTGCCACTCCCGCAGCACCGCCGCCGTGCTCCCGGGTTCGATCGGACGTTCCGGCTCCGCCGCCGCGCGCGAAGAAGACTGCGGCGGATGGGAAGAGTTTTCAGAAGTAGAGAGAGAAGAATTGGGCTGGGCTGGGCTGGGCTGGGCTGGGGGCGGTGTTACTAACAGCGTTACACCACCCTCTGTAACGCTGTTACAGGTGTCAGATGTAACAGCGTTACTTGACCGTTTCTTATCCCTCCATTCACGGACACGCTCAGCGGTCGCTTTTCGTTTCTTCTCAACGTCTTGCCTCGAGTTCTGATACTCGAGCCAGTCGTGGAACTGCCACCCTCCCGCGGCCTCGTGCCAGAGGCCCGCGTCTACGAGCTCCTTCGCAAGCTTTTTGGTGCCGCGAAGAAAACGAAGCGAGGACTCCGACAAAAAACCATCGGTGAGATGCTGCGAGCAGTGGCTTCCGGCTTTCGCCCACAGCCCTGCAGCCGCGAGCGAAAGCCCCACCACCTTGGGGTGTGAGTGCCAGCCGTCGTCGACCGTGAACCACGCCACGCGTCAGCCCCCGATCGGAAACAGCTCGGCCTGAAGCTCCTTCTCAGTCATCGCTTCGACGCCGATGACCTCGCCCGTGTCGACTCGATGCAGTCGCCAGCACTTCTCAGCGATCGAGGGCGTCCACTCGCACACCACGATGCGGTCCTCCTCACCGCTGACGATTTGGTGAGAAAGCTTGCGTTGGATGGACTTCCACTCGCCCTCTTCCTCCTTGAGCTCGTCGGCGATCGCCTTCTTCTTCTGTCCGAGCGCGGTGAGCTCGGTCACCGAATGGGCCAGCGCTTCGCTGCGCTCAGTCAGTTCGCGAGCTGTAAGCCTGCACGGGAGTTCACGTTTCACGTTGGGGCGCTTCATGGTCATCTCCTTGGAAATACAGACGTAATCGAACTGTAATACAATGTAGGTGTGCCGCCTTGACAACACGGCCAGAATGGGCAGGGTGGCGCCCATGGGAGTTCAGCTGGCTTTACGGATCGGAGCGGTGACCCAGTCACGCGCGCGAATCGGGCCCTCTTCCCAGTCCGCGGTCAGATCTTCGAGTGCGAAAGCGAACGCGCTGAAGCGGCGAACGCCGGACTCGACCTTGCCAATGAACGACGGATCGCAGCCAAGCAGCCCGGCGAGCTCCGTCTGGGAGTACCCCTGTGATTCACGAAATCGTTTCAGACGCTGGTTCGGCCGCACATCAGAATCTGGACTGTAGTCCATCGAAAAGTCAAGACCAGAGTCCAACAAAAATGGACGACGCTCCCGGCATGGGGAAGAAGCTTGGGAAGCGACGTAACGGGCCGGTGCTGGCCGTGCGCAGGTTGGCCGCCCTGATTGCGCAGCTTGAGCAGCGCGGAATGTCCGGGGTCGACTTGGCCGACCTCATCGGTGTGGGCGAGAGTCGCCTAAATAAGCTCAAGAACTACGAATCCAGTGGACGCACGTCATTCGAAGTCGAGATAGTCGGACGGGTCATGCATGGGCTGAAGATCGACCCGCTCTTCTTCTTCGAGGAGTACGACGATGCGAAGGAGGGGACGCGGGACTACCGTCTGTATTTGCTGAGCGCGAAGCGCGACGAGAAGCGCGTCAGTGCAATCGAGGAGACCGTGAAACGGCTCGAAGTGGGCTATGCCGACCTCACAGCAACCAACGCAAGCCAAGCAGCAGAGCTAATACGGTTGCGGCAGCAGCTAGCCGACGCGAGCAAACAGGGGGCGACCGCTAGTCACAAAAGACGCTGAGAGCAGCGTTCGTCCAACTTGGCATCTGGGGGGATGCGCCGGTCCAGTCGTCCCCTCAGCGGCTTTCGGCGGAGAGCTCAGCGGCTGGTCCGGGGTGGGTGTCGGACCAGCCGCTGAGAGCTCTACCGGCGCCCAAGGCGAGACAAGCCGATGATCGCCAGCACCAAGAGCAGAATGACAAGGCTGGCAGCGAGAACGATCAGCACCACGCCAAGGCCAGTGCCGATCACGATCGCATCTCCGGCGCGGTAGTCGCTTGCCTTCACGGAGGCAGGCTCGAGCTCGCGGGCGGCGTAGAGTCCGGGCTCAAAAGCGCCGCGTCGTAGAAGCTCGGGCGACCCTTCCGCGCGCGGGTGTGTTGAATGACCCACGCCCAGAAGCGGCGCGCGCACGGGCCGCACACGAGTGTCCTTTCGCTCCAGGCGCAACCCGTCGCTGCGTGCGCCACCCCCTTGCAGGCCGGACATTCCATACAAGCCTCTCGTGGCTGGTAACCGCACGGTCCATTCGCCGGCCATCTTCGGTGGCGCGGTGACGCCGGACAAGCAGCCGACGAGCACCGCAGCTGACAGCAGCACCAGACCCGAAATCGTCAGTAAGCGCATGTAACCCCCTTAGCCCAGGCGCGCAGCATGTGGCGGTGGACCTTTTTTCGCAACATCTGGACTAAAGTCTTGCGCGTTGGTGGCCGTGGGACTAAAGTCCATCCAGCTGGACGAAAGGAACCCCGATGGCCCACGACGACCTGAGCAGATTGCTGGAAGCGAGCGTCGAGCTGGAGACGCTGCGCCGGAACCAACAGCACTACGAGGACAAGGCGCAGCACGTGTTCGACACGCTGGTCGAGATGCTGCTCGCGCGCTGCCCGAGCCTGGCGCGCGACATGATCCTCTACGCCGACTGGATCGGCCTCGACAGCGCGCACCTGCGCGGCCTCCACCCCGCTGCCGCACGCCGAGCCGACGACCAACTGCGCGAACACGTGGTGGGGGGCTGACCCGCCATGGAAATCAAGATCGACAACAGCAGCATCCAGCCGCTCATCGACGCGCAGATCAAGGCGGCGGTCGCGGCCGCCCTCGCGCAGAAGAGCGATTACCTCATCAGTCGGATCGTCGAGCAGGCCCTGCTCGCCAAGGACAACTACTCGCGCGAGACGTTCCTGGACAAACGCATCAAGGAAGCCATCCAGCAGGAAACGGTTGCCGGCTTGAACGCGTGGCTCGACGAGCACCGCGAGCCAATCCGCAAGCAGGTCTATGCCGTCCTGCAGAAGAAGAAGGACGGCCTCGTCGCAATGATCGTCGAAAGGATGGTCGCCAAACTCGGCAAGGGGTTCGATGTTTCGGTGTGGTTCAGGAACGAGGGGGACTGACATGGGCTGCCCATTCGGCGACGCCTGCGAGAACCCGCTGTGCCGCATCGAAGCGCAGCGCGCGCGTGACAGGAAGCGCGCGCTGCGCGCGGCCATCCGCGAGCTGATGGAAGACTGCGGCCTCAGCCGCAAAGAGGCGGTCGCGTTCGTCGACGCGTACGGCACGGAGGCTCGGCCATGAAATGCATGTGCACCTATGAGCAGGGCGACAGCGATTGTCCGGAGCACGTCGTGTGCAGCGAGTGCGGCGCTGACATCAGCTTTCAGGCAGTTGTTCGCGACCGCAAGCGGCTCTTGACCGAGAACGAGCAGCTCAAAGCGCTCTACGGCACGTCGCTGGACGAACGCGCACGGCTGGATGCCGAGCTCGAGAAGCTCCGCGCGCGAGTAAAGCAGCTCGAATGGGTCGAAGACTGCGGCGGCAACGCGGCAGATCCCGGCTCGCTGTGCGGAGGCTGTGAGCGCTGCCTGATGATGGTCGGACAGCCCAAAGATGCCGCTGAGGTCTTCATCAACGGCGTGGACCAGACGGCATGGTCCGAGCGCAAAGCGGGCGCGTGATGGACCAGTTTCCCTGGGACATCGAGCCGCGTCTCACCGACGCAGAGCTCGACGAGCTCGCCGAAGAACAGAGCTACCTCGACTCGCTCAACGATGAGCGTTTCGAGCTGTACGCGCAGCCGTTCGAGTGGAGCGGCAGCGCGGTGATCGAGATGGAAGGGGATTGTGATGGACGAGCAGGAGTTGAAGGACGTGCTGGAGAAGATGAAGTCGGCGCGGCCCGCGCAGCTCAAGGCGATCATCGACGCGGCCACGCGCAACGTCGACGCCTGGGAGCAGGAGGTCGCAGCAGCTCGGGGCGGCAAGAAGAAACCCGGCCGCAAGCCCACGCGCAGTGGCGTGTTGTCGGAGCGATCGCCGTTCGCGGCGGAGTGATGAACCGCGAGCTGGTCGCGGATCTGGTGACGCTGGTCCGCGACCAGCTCGAAAGGATGGCTACACGATGAAACGTCTATCGGACGAGTTTGAGGCCGACGCGAACGAGCTTGTCGCGCTGGTCGAAGGAGCAGTGAACCAGATTCTGGCGAAGTTCGACGCTGGGCGTCGCGCCAAGGCCTTCGATGGCTTCTTCGCCGAAGAGCTGCTGACGCAGGTGAGCGACCTGCTCGCCATCAAGATCGGTGGACTCATGGACGGCGTGCAAGAGAAGTCCTTCCACCTGATGCTCAACGCGCTCGCGCGCAATGCGCCGGCCACGGGCCACGTGTGCATGCACTTCGGTCCGATGATCGCCTTCACCGACTGCGAGCGGATCGCCCGCGATCTCGAGCAACGCAGAACGGAAAAAGAGTTCGGCAAACCGCAGGGGTCAGCATGACCGAGGCAGCACTCGCACGGCACGACGAGCAGTTCTCCAACGAGCAGATCGAGCTCATCAAGCGGACGATCTGCAAGGGCGCCACGAACGACGAGCTGAACCTGTTCGTCGCCACGACGAAGCGCCTGCGGCTCGACCCGTTCGCTCGGCAGATCTTCGCCGTCAAGCGTTGGGATGCGTCGCAACGCGGCATGGTCATGCAAAGCCAGGTCTCGATCGACGGCTTCCGGCTGATCGCCGAGCGCACCGGCGAGTACGCCGGACAGACCGAGCCGCAGTGGTGCGGCAAGGATGGCGTCTGGACGAACGTCTGGCTGAATGACGAACCGCCCGCGGCTGCGCGCGTCGGCGTCTACCGCAAGGGGTTCGTCGAGCCGCTGTACCGCGTCGCTCGCTACGCCAGCTACGTCCAGCTGGCAGACGAGAAGGACGACAACGGCAAGAAGACCGGCGCGAAGCGGCCCAACTCGATGTGGGCGAAGATGCCGGACGGCCAGCTCGCGAAGTGCGCCGAAGCGCTGGCGCTGCGCGCGGCATTTCCGAACGACCTCAGCGGCGTCTACACGTCCGACGAGATGGGGCAGGCGGACAACGATGCGCCTCCGCCGGCCGCGCCCAAGGCGGAGACGAAGCCAGCCGCGGCGAAGCCCGTCGAGGGACCAACCTTCCACCCGAAGTGGGATGCGAAGAACTGGGGCGGCAAGCCGCTCGCGCTCGGGCCCCCCAGCGTGCTCGCGCAGTACATCGAGGACATGCAGGCGAAGCTCGACGAGGCTGACCTGCAGCTGACCGAGAAGCAGCGCGAGCTGATCACGCGCACGATCGAGGAAGCGCAGGACGTGTACGTCGCCGCGCTCGCCGATGAGCAGCGGAAGGAAGAGGCGGCGACTCGAACGTCGGATGCGACCACCGCCAAGATCAACGAGGCGTTGGCGGCATCAGAGCAAGAGGAAGAGTTCGCCGTAAACGACGTCAACAAACACTGGGGGCTCACGAGCCCCGAGGGGGCGTGATGCATCTGAAACCTGAAGAGTTGATCCCCGCGGGGATTGCGTTCGTAGTCGCCTGGTTCGTGCTGCGTGCCATCTATCGCCGGCTGCGCAAGGTCAAGCCGCTGGCGTGGTTCTACGTCGCGCTCGCGGTGTGCCTCGTAGTGATCGTGGTCGGCGGGAGTCTCTGATGGCACGCGAGTGGCTCTGGCTTGTGGGAGTGTGCGTGGTGCTGCTCGGGTTCGGCGCCGTCCGCGTAACGCCGCGCGCGCTGCAATCGGTGCTCGGCGCGATCGGAGCGTACGTCATTCTGTTTTGGGCCGTCGTAGGCGTTTGGATGTTCTGCGTGCGGCACTGACACTTTCCGAGGTAGCTCAACGGTAGAGCACCGGCCTGTTAAGTCGGGTTATGCAGGTCCGAATCCTGCCCTCGGAGCCGATTGCCGAAATGGTTCGGCGATCGACCGCTCGCCGCCGACGGGGTTCTTGCATCGACAGCTTTCTGGCGGCGGGCGGTTCTCGAACTCTGGAGAGAAGTCGTGAAGCTTCTGTTCCTGCGAAACCTATTGCTGGGGTGGGTGCTCGGCGTCATCGCCGGGTGCGTGCTCCACATGACTGGAGTGTGGTGACATGCAGATCTACGTCGCGTCGTCATGGCGCAATTTGTTGCAGCCTGGAATCGTGCACGCGTTGCGTCGTTGTGGTCACGACGTCTACGACTTCAAGAATCCCGCGCCCGGGAACAAGGGTTTCAGCTGGCGCGAGATTGACCCGAACTGGGAGCAGTGGACTCCCGAACAGTATCGACAAGCACTGCAGCATCCGATCGCCAAGGCTGGGTACACCGCCGACATCGATGCGCTGAAAGCGTGTGATGCGTGTGTGCTGCTGTTGCCGAGCGGGCGGTCCGCTTCGTGGGAATTCGGTTACGCGATGGGGCAGGGCAAGCGCGGCTACGTCGTGCAGTTCGAGGCGTTCGAGCCTGAGCTGATGTACCGCGAAGCGCAGTTCATTACGTCCATGCCCGAACTGTTCGATGCGTTCGGCGAACCAGTGGAGGTGTCACGTGCAGGCTGAAGAACAACAAGCGCCCGCGCGGCGCAGCCTGCGAAGCATCGTCGACGAACTGCTCACGCTCATCGACGATGTCGAGGGTGAGGTCAACGACGAGATCGAACAGCTCCAACTGAGCGTCGAGCAGAAGGTCGAGGCGTACGCGGTCGTCATCAAGCAGTGGGCGGCGGAAGGCCAGGCGTTCGAAGACTTGGCCAAGCGCTACAAAGAGAACGCGGCGCGGCGGGACGAGCAGATCGCACGGCTCAAAGCACGACTTGCGGCGCAGCTCGAACGACTCGGCGTCGATCGCCTCAAGACCAAAACCGTGACCGCATTCTTCAAAGAGTCGGAGAGCGTCGATCTCGACGACGAAGCCGCGTTCTGTGTGCTCCACCGACAGACCGTGTTCGTCCGCACCAAGCTGTCGCCCGACAAACCGGCGATCAAAGAAGCTCTCGATCGCGGGCTGTCCTACGAAGGCGCGAGCATCAAGACCACTCGCAGTCTGCAGCTGAGGTGAGCCGTGTGGGGTTGCCTATACACGCTGTACACGATCGTGATGCTCCCTGTCGCCCTGGCCTTGGCCGTGGCGGGCGGATATCTCTGCTTCGTCGAACACAGCTTTCTCGCGCTGCCGCCGACCGGCCTCGCGTATCTGATCGCCCACGTCGGCGTGAAGCTCGGTCGGTACGGCGCGCAGCAGAGCGTTGGAACCCAGGGCCTCGCTACGAGAGAGGACGTCGAGGACCTACGGCGGCAGTACCGCGAGGACACGGGCGAGGACGTGAGCTACGAGCGTGCAGAAGCCGCTCTCAGCCGCACGGCCAGGAGCTGAGCCATGTTCCAGCTGACCGGCGATCCCCTTATCGACCTCTGTCTGAGCATCATCGGCGGTGTGTCGGCCGCAGCGCTCTGGTACCGGCTGTACCGGTCGGGCTCGAGCGACGATGACGGACTCGCAACGCCCGAAGAAGTCGCCGCCGACTTCTACGCCGCGCGGCGCGAGGGGCGCGACCTGAAGTCGCACGCGCAGCTGATCGCTGAACGGAAGGCGCGGCGATGAACACGTGTCGAAGCTGCGGCGCGCCGATCATCTGGGCGATCACCGAGAGCGGGAAGCGCATGCCGATCGACGCGGGCCCGACCGCTGAAGGGAACATCGAGCTGAAGGGAGAGCGCGCGCACGTGCTGGCGCGCGACGAGGTTCGATGGCCCGACACGCAGTACTACACCTCGCATTTCGCGACTTGCGTTCACGCCGCGCAGCACCGGAAGGCCCGGAAATGACGCGTCTGGTCGGACCGGACGTGGTCTGCCGCGCGCTCAGCTGCGGCCGCCGGTTCGCCTACGCCGTCATGGCTCGCCTCGGCGGCCACAAGATCGAGGGGTTGGGGTGGCGGGTTTCGGAACGCCGCCTGGCCGAGTATGTTCGGAAACTGGAGCAAGGGATTGCACCATGGACCTCTACAGCCGCCTCATCAAAGGCCGACGTCTCTGGTACGTCCGCGCCCGCTTCTGGGATGGACAACGGCGAGTCCTCCGCCGCATCTCGACCGGGATCCGAGACGACGGAACGAAGCAGTCCGAACACGCCGCCGAAGCAGTCGGACGAGACATCGAGCGTGATCTCGCGAATCGAGGCAGCAGCGCGGCGATCCCGACTCGAACGCTCCGACAAGCGATCATCGCGCTCGCCAAGAAGCAGCAGCTTGCGGGTCGTTCGGTCGCCACCCTCGAAATCCTGATCGAGAAGTCGGCCAACCTGTTCGCCTTTTTCGGCGACTCTCGCATGCTGCACGAGATCACGGACGCGCTCGTGCTCGAGTACGCAACGAAGGCGCGGCAGTCGCGCTCGGTCTCCACGGTCTCGCGCGAGCTGCTGATCCTCGGCCAGGCGTTTGGCGCGGTGAAGATCCCCCGGCCGGCGTTCCCCGACCTGGGCGACGCGCCCCCGACGCGCGAGCGCGCGCTCGAGCTCGTCGAGCAGCGCAAGCTGCTGGCGGCGGTCGCGCCGAAGCGCAAGCTCACCGTGCTCGCGTTCCTGCAGCTCGGCGTCCGCAAGTCGGAGATGTGGAAGCTCACCGAGGTCGATTGGGAAGGGCGATACGTCTACTGCGCTGGCACGAAGACGAAGCGCGCACAGCGGTGGATCCCCATCCCGGAGGAGTTATTCGCCGAGCTCGAGCACCTGCGCGGTCAGCCCTGGGAAGGCCTCGAGCCCTGGACGAACATCGACGGCGAGCTGCGCGAGGCGTGCGTGCGCGCGCAGATCGAGCCGGTCAGCTGCAACGATTTCCGGCGCACGTACGCGACGCACATGGCGCGCTCGGGCTGCCATCAGCTGCTACTGGCGAAGTTCATGGGCACCAGCGTGCGGATGCTCGACGAGGTGTATGCGCGGCTGGAGAAGCGCGCAGAGCACCACCACGAAGCCGTGGCGCGCGGCGTTCCGCGCCTGAAGGCGAGACGAGAATGACCTGGGAGCACGAGAAGACCTTCGAAGCGGCGCTCGCACAGCCCGATCACCCTTGGCGCGGGGCCGCGCTCGCGTTCGAGCCAGAGCTGCGCCGGCTGCGCGAGCTGGTTGCGTGGCAAGACGACCGCATGGAGCAATACGCAAGGACATCGGCCGCACATCTGAACTCTCTCAGTGAGAGCAACGCGCGGCTGCGCGCGCGCGTTGCTCGACTCGAGGAGTACATCGGCGACCACTGGAACGCGTTCGACGCCGACGAGCTGCGCGAGCTGATGGCGAAGAGGGATGTATGACCGTCCGCTCAGTAGGCAAGAAGCGGCTGCTGGAGATCTACGACCGCGACCCGGAGGCGCTGGCAGAAGCACTCGAGCAGAACGAGAACGGGTTCAATGTGCTGGACGCGGAGAACACGCGGCTGCGCGGGCAGCTGGACGTGCTTCGTCAAGACAACGCTCAGGTTCAGATCCAGATCGAGCGTATTTTCGAGCTGAAGGCCGAGAACGCACGGCTCCGCGCGGAAAACGACGCCTGGAAGAAGCACGATCGCAGCGATGCAGCCGCCTGGCAGGATGGCTACGACAGCGCAGTGCGTGAGATGCGAGACGCGATGAACGAACTGCGCACTTCCGATCACGCGGACACAACCGGTGACACAACCCAAACTCGGTGTGCTCCATGTGAGCCGGAAACGAGCACATCGGGACCGGATAGACGCGACTCAGAGTCGGACGACAGCAGCAAGGATCACGGAAACTCTTGAGTATTTCGGTGGAGCCAGGCGGGATCGAACCGCCGACCTCCGCACTGCCAGTGCGGCCAGCTCAACCAAAAACCCAGGAGGTACGCAACGTTACAACACGAAGGGATTGGTGTGTCAAATGAGTGCTCCAGATCGAATGGCGGTCGACGAAGCGCTGCACTTTGCCGAGCGAGACCGGGGGCCTGCTAAGGGGCGCGGTGCGCGAGGGTTAGCTGCCGTGGAGTCGCTCGCCGCCGAGGTGCGCCGGCTGCGCGGCGCCGTCGAGGCCGAGCGCATGCGGTGCCTGCGCTGCTGTGACTACTACATCCTGCATGCGAACATCGTGAAGGCGATCGAGTCCGGGGAGGAGCCGTGAAACTCCCCGTCGTCGACCTGTCCCGCTGGCACGTGCCGAAGCTCTCCGCCAGCGTGATGTTCCTTCCGGACAAGGAGTTCCCGGTCGTCCGGGTCGTCGCTTCCATCCACGACCGCGACACGGGTGAGCCGGGATACGTGGTGAACTGCACGTCCCTGTCCTGGACGCAGGCGAACAACGTGCGGATCCTGAAAGCGATGATCCACGCGGCGATCGCCGAGGTCATCCTGCACGAGCTCGACGAGTGCCTCTACATCGACGGCGAGCGGCTCTGCGCCGATCCGCACCCGGAGCTCAGCCGGGGAGCCGACTCGATCGCCGACGAGCAAAGCCCGGACGAGTCGAAGTGATGTCGGTGTCGGCCGGCGGGGGAGGGGGCGCACTCTGCGCGCGCTGGAATGCGATGCCGGCGTCCATCGCCTCGGCCATGCCCTGCGAGATCGCGCGGCGCATCGCCTCGAGCGTGTGCTTGCCGGGCTTCCCTGCTTCGTCCAGCGCGGACACCACACCCTCGAGCGCCTGATCGGTGGCTGCCTTCAAACGACGTACCGCCTCGTCGTTTGCGGCGCGCGTCACTGCAGCGTCTCGTCACTCGGTGGGGCAGGGGGCTGCATGCTGTCATGCAGCTGTTGCAGCTTCACCTCATCGACCTGTCCGAGCGCCTGGTTGGTGAAGCTGTTGCCCATCGTCGCGGCGCCGAAGCCGTACACGAGCGAGTACAGGCCGTCGCCCAAGTGCCACCGGAAGACGTGAGCAAGCACCATGATTACCAGGCCGCACGCGCGCGCAGCCCAGCGCAACACCTCGGGATCGACGCCTGGTTTTCCCACGCTGTGCATTATAGCAGTAGTCAGATCTGACGCTGTACACAACTCAGCGAATCTTGCGTCGCGTTGCGGTGATGACGCGCCGCCGAAAGCCGCCGCCGCCAGCGCCACCACCGACTGGTGGTGGCGGTGCGCCATCCGGAATCGCAGAGCCGCCGACCAGGACGCGGCCGCTGGCGATCGAGGCGACAACGGCGCTTGCCGCACTTCCACCTACGCGTACCAGGCCGGGCGATCCGGACGCTCCCGCGGTCGGGACGGCGCCGCCAGCGACACGCACCAAGCCTGGCGACCCTGCGCTTTCTGTCGTCGGCGTTGCGGCACCTGCGACGCGCACGAGCCCAGGATCGGCCGTGCCAGGAGTCGGCCCTGACGCGGGCAGCAGGATCGTGCCTAGCGGCGCGCCCCAGCCGGCCGGCGGGTTGGACGTGCCCGCGCTGGCGATGCCGCCTGGGTCGCTGAGCGTGAGCGCCTTGCCGCTGTAGTCCTGCAGATCGAGCGCACGAAAGGGGTACCACGCTTGCAGCCCGGAGCGGCGGATGGGCTGCCGAGAGCGGGCGAGCTGTGCGATCTCCCCCGCCGAGAGCTCGGCGGTGTAGATGACGACGTCCTGGACTTGGCCCGCGAGCGGTCCGATCTCCACGGACGTGATCGTGGTGCGCGCTGTAATCGCACCGGAGCCGGACCCCACGTTCGCCCCGTTGATGTACGCGTTGACAACACCACCGGTGTTGTTCCACGTCATCGCAAAGTGCGACCACGTGTTCAGGCTGAACGCGACCCCGGTGATCGTGCGGAACTGGCCCGTGTTGCCGTTGTAAGCACCGAAGTCCATGGTCGCGCCCGGACCGTTGAACCCGATGTAGTCCTGGCCGTCGTTGGGCGCAGGGCTGTGCGTAATCGCGATCACCTGGCTGAACGCTGCGCTGGACGTGATGCGCGCCCAGCAGGCGAGGGTGATCGGACCCTCGGAAGGGAACCCGCCAAGGCTGGTCGTCCGTTCGAGGACGTTGGCCGTGGTGATCGTGACTGCCATGGACTAGGTGTCGCTGTAGCTGAGCTCAAGCCCCATCAGGAAAGCGGTGTTTCCCAAGTTGTCCGAGCCGTTGGCTGGATCGCGGAAGACTCGCAGCAAGATGTGGTCGTCCGTCGCGAGCGAATCGAGATTGCTGATCGTGATCGTGTGGCGCGCGAGCGAGTTGGCGTTCGCGCGCGCCGCGCACGTGGCGGTGTTCGCGGTGGCGAATGTCTTCGCCGACACAGCACCGGTGTCGGTGTTGGCTGTATAGGCCCCGATCTGCGCCTGCCACACGCAGTTGTTGGTGGTGGCCGGCGTATACCAGTCGAGCGTAAGTGTCAGGTTGCCACTGCCGTAGCTCCTCACGATCAGGTCGTAGTAGATCGAAAAGATGGCCGCGTCCGTGAACGCGTACACGGAGTACATCGGCGTGGGCGTCGCGGGCGTGGTCTGCACAGTCACGAGCTCCGGAACCTGGGATGTTCCGAGGCCTGCTCCGAGAATCGGCAGTGGGACGCGTACGGTGGCCATGTCAGGTGGAATCAGCGGTCAGCGTGATGGCGCCGATCGCGAAAGAGAGCGAGTTGCCCACGGTGATCGCCGTGGCGGGGTTGAGCGCGGCACGGCCGATGAAGTTGGCTTCAACCGTGTTCGAGACGTGGTCCCAGAAGCCGAGGTGCGTGATCGTGCCCCAGTTCGTCGTCGTGTTCGGGCCGAACGTGACCGCGATCGCGCTAGCGCTCACCGCGTCGCCATCGAGAGCGGGGTTAGGCGCCGCCGTCCAGTTCGCGGTCGTGATCTGCTGGCGCGCGTAACCGACGCCCGCGCCCACTTCGCCGGCCGTTTGGCCGTCGTCGTTGGGATTGGCCGTATGAAGCGACACGAACACGGTGGTCGGGAACGTGACCGTCTTTCCGCAAGCGGCGTCGACCAGCAGTCGGCGAATGCGCCGCCCATATCCAACAGCCATGACTCAGCCTCCTTTCAGCGCGATGAACGGAACCGATGCAGAGTGCCGTCTGCGGTTGCTCGGATGACGCTGAAGTTCGCGTCGTCCGGGAAAGTGATCCAGAACTCCTCTTCCTGGTTGGCGGTGAGCAGGTAGTCGCTCGACGTCGCCGCACCCACGCCTAGACGACCGAAACGGATGAAGCAGTCGCTCGTCGCCTTGAACGTGACCCAGCAGCCGCCGCTCGTCGGCGGATTGGTGGGCAACACTGCGACGTTGGTTGTGCTCCCTACTACGATCGGGCTCGTGAAGTTCTCGCCCTGCTCGCCGGATGCGGCCGCGCGCGGCGGTCGCCGCATTACTGCCTCTTGGAATCCTTGCGCCATCTTGGCTATCCCTCTGCGGTGGTCGAATCTCATCGAGTTTCCGCGGTCATTTGGTTGAGCCGGGGCAACACGCTCCGGCGGAACTGGTCATCGTTCGACAGGCGATCGAGCAGCGTGCGGATCTCGTCCTCGTCGCCCTGCGTGCCGGCGAACTCCTGCAGGTACGGACCGAGCGTCGCCGGATCGCTCTGCAGCGCTTGCTGCACCGCTTGCGGCAGCAGGTAGCCGCGCGCCTCCCCTTGCGCCTCGGCGAGCTGCTGGCCCATCGAGCGCAGCGCATCGTCCGGGTTGTCGGGTTCTCCGCCCGCATCGAGAGCAGCCATGCGTCCGAGCGGAGCGTTGTCGCCGACCCAGCTCGCCGCGCTCCCGGCTGGTCCGATCGCATTCGACGCCGCTCGCTGCATGCCGGCGAGGCCCGCGCGCCCGCGCGTCTTGAGCATCTGACCGCCGACCGCCGCTGCCGCCGCGCCCGGAAGGCCGCCGCCGAGCGCACCACCGAGCGCGCCTCCGACCAGCGCATGCGTCGGCAGACTCAGGAGCTGGTTGCCTTGCTCACGCAGCGATCGCGACCGCGCCGCGTCGCCGACGTCGCTGGCGAGCT